CCCAGCTCTCGCGGATATTCGCGCGCGCAAGGCTTTTTATGCGAAAGAAGAAAGAACGAGATGGAAATAACTGGATTTACACGTATTACCAGGGAATAAAGAACGGCACATATCTGGTCGGCGAGTTTGTCGCAATGATTTACGAGATCCTGGTCAAAGGGATCGAAGAAAAACGCTTTGTTTTTGACGGCAACCGGGCCAATCAGGCCATTGAGTGGATTGAGTCGCACTGCTTCCACACTGAAGGGCCGCTCGCGCCGGGCCCTCTCCTTCTGGAGGTCTGGGAAAAAGCCCTGGTCTCTGCGATATATGGGGTCCTTGACCTGAAGGGTCAGCGGCAGTTCAAGGAAATTCTGCTGGTCGTTGCCAGAAAGAACGGTAAGTCGCTGCTGGCCTCTGCCATCGGCAAGTATGAGTTCTATCATGGCGGATACGGTGCAAGGGTGTTTTGCATCGCTCCCAAGTTTGACCAGGCTGACCTGATCTACAACTGCATCTGGCAGATGGTCCAGCTGGATCCGGAGTGGCAGGAGCTGAAGGAGCTGTCATTGGTTAAGGACACGCAGCATCGGAAGGTCAACGATGACTCAATGCTGGCAAGACATCGGCAGACGGACTTGTTCATCTCAGGGAGCAACAGCACTGTCAAAAAAATTGCTTTCAACGCCAAGAGCTCCGATGGCTTCAACCCGAGCCTGACCATCTGCGATGAGGTTGCGGCCTGGCAGGGCGACAAGGGCCTGAAGCAGTACGAGGTTATGAAGTCGGCAATGGGTGCAAGGCCTGACGGCTTCCTGCTCTCCTGCACGACTTCCGGATATGTCAACGATGGCATTTATGATGAGCTGGTCAAGAGGGCTACACGGTTCCTGATGGGTGAATCCGGAGAGACCAGGCTGCTGCCGGTGCTCTACATGATCGACGATGTGGAGAAGTGGAACGACATCAACGAGCTCCGGAAGAGCAACCCGAACCTTGGCGTCTCAGTTTCGGTTGATTACCTGATCGAGGAGATTGCTGTCGCGGAGGGCAGCCTGTCAAAGAAGGCCGAGTTTCTTACTAAGTATTGCAACATCAAGCAAAACAGTTCCCTGGCATGGCTGCCGGCTCAGCTGGTGACGAAGGCCTCCGGAGATCCTCTGCTGCTTGAAGATTTTGCCGGGAGCTATTGCGTGGGCGGCATCGACCTGTCGCAGACACGAGACCTGACGGCCTGCACGGCAGTGATCGAGAAGGACGGCGAGCTGTATGTGTTCGCTCACTTCTTCCTGCCGGCTGAACGGATTGACGAGGCCACGCAGCGGGACGGAGTGCCATACAATATTTACATCCAGCGCGGATTGCTGACGGCCTCCGGAGACAACTACATTGATTATCACGACTGCTTTGACTGGTTTGTCCGTTTGGTGGAGCAGTATCAGATCTATCCGCTGCAAGTCGGTTATGACCGATACTCTGCGCAGTACCTGGTGCAGGATATGAAGGCGTATGGCTTCCACATGGATGACGTTTACCAGGGCGAGAACCTTTATGGAGTGATCCAGGAGACGCAGGGCCTGCTGGAGGACGGCAAGATCCACATCGGGGACAATGACCTGCTTAAGATTCACCTGCTCAACAGTGCGATCAAGATGAGCGTGGAGCGAGGCAGAGGGAAGTTGGTCAAGCTGTCGCCGACAGTACACATCGACGGGACCGCTGCCCTGCTGGATGCTATGACCGTCCGGCAGAAGTGGTATGGAGAGCTCGGCGAACAATTGAGGAACAATTGAGGGAAGAGACATGGGACTTTTTGAAACACTTTTTAAGAGGACGCCTAAGCCACACGGTGACTATCAGGGCCGCTATGAGCTTTTAAGCGGCTATGAGCCCGTGTTTCACCGCTTTGGCCGAGGGCTGTACGAATCTGAGCTTGTACGTGCTGCGATCAATGCCAGGGCAACACACATCTCAAAGCTAAGTGTTGAGATTCAGGGCTCGGCGAGGACTGCTTTGCAGAATAAGCTTAAGCACGCGCCGAACCAGTTTCAGACATGGGGACAGTTCCTTTACCGGCTGTCAACCATCCTGGACGTGCACAATACGGCCTTTATATGCCCGGTATTTGACGATTTCGGGGAGGTGTCGGGGATTTATTCGCCTCTGCCCTCAAAATGCGAAATAGTGGCGTTTGATGGCGTTCCGTATCTGCGCTATGAGTTCGAGAGAGGCAAGAAAGCCTCGATGGAGCTGAGCCTTTGCGGAGTCATGACTCGGCACCAGTACACAAATGATCTATTCGGGGAAAATAACGATGCCCTTTATCCCACGATGGACCTGATCGACATCCAGAATCAGGGCATCCAGGAGGGCGTCAAGAGCTCTGCAACATATCGCTTCATGGCGAGGGTCGGAAACTTCACCAAGCCGGAGGACCTGGAGAAGGAACGCAAGCGATTCTCGGAGCGTAACTTTGCCAGCAACTCCGGAGCGGGCGGTCTGCTTCTGTTCCCGAACACATACACGGACATCCAGCAGGTCAGCAGCAAGCCGTTTGTGGTTGATGCCGAGCAGATGAAGGCCATCAAAGAGAACGTTTACGAATACTTTGGCGTCAACGAGGACATCCTGACAAACAAAGCGTTTGGCGATGCCTGGACGGCCTTCTACGAGGGCGCGATCGAGCCCTTCGCGATTCAGTTCTCGGATGTGCTGACCAAAATGCTGTTCACGCTCCGGGAACGGAGCCAGGGCAACCTTGTCATGGCCACGGCCAACCGGCTGCAATACATGAGCAACAAAGACAAGCTGGATGTGTCGGCCCAGATGCTCGACCGGGGCATCATGTCGATCAACGACGTCCGGCAGATTTGGAACCTGCCGCCGGTTGATGGCGGAGACGCCCGGATCATCCGGGGCGAATACTACGACGCCAACAGCAAGCTTGGCGAGAAAGGAAACGAAGATGGAAACGAAGGAAATCAGAGCGTTTGACTTTGACGTCCGAGCCGAGCAGAACGATGAGCACGGACATTTCCTGGCCGGCCAGCCCATTGTTTTCAACCAGAAGACGGATCTCGGCTGGTACGACGAAATCATAGAAGCAGAGGCACTGGCTGACACTGATCTTAAGGATGTGCGGTTCCTGGTGAACCATGACACCGGCATGATCCCTCTGGCCAGGAGTAGAAACAACAACGCCAACAGCACCATGCAGATGAGCGTTGGAGAGACAGGCATGGGCATCCGGGTCGACCTTGACACAGAGAACAATGCCGAAGCAAAAAGCCTATACTCGGCAGTGAAGCGCGGGGACGTGTCCGGAATGTCCTTTGCTTTCATTGTCGATAAGGATGCCTGGGACGACATCGACACCGACCACCCGACGCGCCACATCAGGAGCATCAAAAAGGTGTTTGAGGTGTCGGCTGTTACGTTCCCGGCATATAATCAGACGTCAATCGCCGCAAGGGGCCTGTCCGATGCGCTGGAGAGCGCCAAGACATCACTGGAGAGTGCAAGGGCTGAGAAGCGCGAGATTGAGCGCCGGAAGCAGAAAATCAGAATCCTTACGGAGGTACTGTAATGGAGTTAAGAGAAATGACCGTTGATCAGCTCGAAGAGATGAAGGCAACGATCCGCAAGTCCGTCGAGGAGGATGGCGCTGATCTGGATCAGCTGGAGGCGGATGCCAGGGCGATCAATGAAGAACTGGAAAGACGCAAGGCAGAGGAAACTGCCAAGGCAGAGGCCCGTGCGAAGGTTGCAGCCGGAGCCGGGAAAGTAATCGAGACCCCTCATGTCGAGGAGAGGAAGGAAAACAAAATGTACGGAGTAGAGACCAAGGAATATAGAGATGCCTGGGTAAAGAACCTGATTAAGAGACCGGTGACCGAGGAGGAGCGTGCCGCACTGGCCAGCGCAGCCGCCGTAATCCCGACCATGACCGTCAATGCAGTATGGGACAAACTGGTTAAGCCCGCCGAGCTGCTGGGCCGTGTGGATGTGAGCCAGTTTCCGAATTATGTGAGATTCCCGAAAGCAACAACTGTCAACGCAGCGACCAACCAGGCCGTTGGAGGAACCATCTCCGAGAGCTCCGATGTGATCGGCTATGTTGATCTGATCCCGAACGAGTATGTCAAGCTTCTGACCGTCGGCGCTGACATTGATCACATGGCAGTTGATGCTGTGCATGACTGGATCGTCAACAACCTGACCGACACCATTCGCTACGCGATCAACAAGGACATCCTTGTAGGTACCGGCACCAACAGCCTGAAGGGCCTGACCGCATCCGTGACCGCATCTGCGACCGCCATCCCGGCAACCGTGACCAAGGCCAGCCTGCTGAAGATCATGGCCGCTCTTGGATCCAACTACCAGGCCGGTGCAATCTGGATCATGACTCCGACCATGTTCTACGAGAACGTGATGGGACAGACCCAGCTCAACGACTATGTCATCAACGACGGCTTCCAGTTCAGACTGTTCGGCCACGACGTGGTACTCATGTCTGAGGCCCTGGTGTCCAGCAAGGAGACCATCTTCTACGGCGATCCCAAGGCTTACAAGGTCAACATCTTCAAGGCTCTGGAGATCAAGCAGTTCGAGACTGCAACCACCACCAACCTTCAGTTCAGAGGTGTAACGATGGCAGACGGCGAGCTGCTTGACACGGATGCGTTCGTCCGCTTCGCTCAGGCCTGAGTCTAAGGCAGAGGGCGCATGGGGGCTCCTCGGGGCTTGCCATGCGACCCGTTGAGCGATTAAGGAGGTGACTTATGGCAGCAGTTAGTCCGTCGATGATTCAGGCCGCCAAGCTGGCCGCCAGGATTAAGACCATGACTTTTGACGATCAGATCTATGCCCTGCTCAATGCGGCACTGCTGGATCTGGGTGTTGCCGGGGTAGGGGTTCCGGAGACGGTTGATGCTCTAGTGCAGCAGGCTGCCGTGACGTACTTCCTGATGAACTTCGGACAACCCGATGAGTATGACAGGCTCAAGCGCAGTTACGACGAGCAGAAGGCACAGCTGTCCATGTGCACCGGCTACACCAATTGGGGGGGCGACAATGGACAGGACGGTTGAGATCACTCTGATCGGCAGCAGACAGGCACAGGATGAGACCGGCGTCTGGCAGACGACCAGAACGGCCAGGGATGTCTTTGCACAGCTTGACTCGGTGACCCGGCAGGAGTTCTTTGATGCCGGACGGAACGGCTTCAACCCGGCCTATCGCTTTACGATGTTCGTGGGTGACTACGAGGGCGAGGACGAGTTGGTCTACAACGGCAAAAGCTATGCAATATACCGCACCTATTTCGGCAGGAATGACACGATAGAGCTCTATGTCGAGCGGAAGGGTGGGACGAATGGCAGCAAAGCTGACACCACTTGAAAAGCTCGACTTCGCTCTTGAGGAGATCTTGCAAGACTATGCGCAGGACGTCACACAGGACATGTTTGAGGTCATTGCGGAGGCTGGGAAGAAGGGCCAGCAAGCGTTGAAACGGTCTTCGCCAAGGTCATCCGGTGCTCCGAGCTTCGGACGGAAGCATTATGCCGACAACTGGAAAGTGCAAAAGTACGAGGCCAGGCTGAGCATCAGGGAGATCCTCTACAACGAGGCGCCGACTTACCGGGTCGCACACCTGCTGGAGAACGGATACCGCCTGGTAAACGGCAAGCAGTCAGTGCCGAAGGAGCACATTAAGCCGGTCAATGACATGCTCGCAAAGTTTGTTGGTGATGCAATGATGGTGAGGGCAGGACGATGAAAATGACATATAAAGAAGTGGCGGACATGATCAGCAGCATTGGTCTGCCGACAGCCTACAATCAGTTCCCGGAGAAAACCAGCCAGGCCCCGCCATATATTTGTTTTTATTACCCGGCATCAGCTGATGAACTTTATGACAACACCAACTATGTCAAGGTCGAGCAGCTGATCATCGAGCTGTACGTGGAGAATAAAAGCTTTGAGCTTGAGCGGCAGGTTGAGGCGGCGCTCCGGGCGTCCGGGCTGACCTATACCCGGACAGAAAACTGGCTGGGAAACGAGAAACTGTATCTTGAGACCTACCAAATGGAGGTAATAATCAATGAGCAACAAGATTAAGTACGGCCTGAAAGGCGTACACTATGCGATTGCAACCATCACCGAAGCACTGGGTGTCACCAGCGTGACTTACGGCGAGCCGGTGGCAATGCCGGGAGCGGTCAGTCTGGGCATGGAGCCGCAGGGCGAGAACAGCCCATTTTATGCGGACAATATCATCTACTGGCCCGGCATCAATAACAACGGATATGAGGGTGATCTGGAGCTGGCAGTTGTGCCGGATAGCTTCAAGACCGATGTGCTGGGCTACAAAGAAGACGGCAAGGGGGTCCTGGTAGAGGATGCCAACGCTGCCGCTGTGCACTTTGCCCTGCTGTTCCAGTTTGAGGGCGATGAGAAGGCCACAAGGCACGTCTTGTATAACTGCACGGCGGCAAGGCCGGCAGCGAGCGGCAACACCAAGGGCGAGACTGTTGAGCCTCAGACCGAGAGTCTGACGATCACGGCAACGCCGATCTGGAACGCCACGCTTGGCACGGAAATCGTCAAGGGATCCACGAAGGCAGACACCGACACGACGACTTATTCCAGTTGGTTTGAGTCCGTGCACCTGCCGACGGCACCGTCAACGACACCGTAACTGACAGGGAGGAAAGATGAGAGGAAAGGTTTTTATTGATGGCAAAGAGGTGGAGATGGTCGCCAACGCGGCCACTCCATATCGTTTTAAGCAGGCATTCCACGAAGATTATTTTCTGATCAGCCGCAAATTCGCGGATGAAAAAGATGCCGCTGTAAGCGATGCAGTGGCGTCGGATCTGTTTATTAAGCTCGGGTATGTCATGGCCATGCAGGCCGCCGGCAAGGAAAAGATGCTGAGCTATGACGGTTTCATGGCGTGGCTTGGTGAGTATGAGCCAAATGCCCTGTTGGAGGCCGTGAACGAGATTGCGATGCTTTACAAGGGGCAGGAGAAGACCGACGCGGTCCCAAAAAGTCAGGGCGACTGACAGATCGCCCATACACAACCGGCTTGTATATGCTGAGGGCAGTGCAGCTGGGTCTGTCTCCTGCTGATCTCGATCTGCTCGACTATGGGATGGTTTTGGACATGATCATCGAGTCCGGCAACGATCACGAGGACTATCAGCAGGTTGCAACACAAGACGATTTTGATAAATTCTGAGAGAGGACGGTGGAAACATGGCCGATCGGATTCGCGGAATAACCATAGAAATCGGCGGCGATACTACTAAGCTGTCCGAGGCCCTGAAAGGGGCAAACAAGGAAATAAAGGATTGTCAGAGCGCTCTTCGTGACGTCAATAAGCTCCTGAAACTCGATCCCGGCAACGTGGATCTGCTGAAGCAGAAACAGGGATACTTGAAAAACGAGATCGCTGCCACGTCTACAAAGCTTGAGGAAGAAAAGAAGGCCCTCGCTCAGATGAAATCGGCCAGTACGACCGGCGAAGTCTCAGAGGAGCAGAAAAGACTTGAGCGTGACATTATTGAGACCGAGGCAAGCCTGTCAAGCCTTAAGAAAGAGTATAAAGACTTCGGCAGTGTCGGCAAGCAGGTCCTGCAAAATGCCGGCAAGAACATCAAGGACGTTGGCAGCAAGATCACAGGAGTCGGCACCAAGCTGACAGCTGGCTTGACCGGGCCGATCGTTGGAATGGGTGCGGCTGCAATGGCCGCTTTCAGCGAGGTTGATGCAGGCCTGGACATTGTGATCGCAAAGACCGGCGCCTCCGGCGATGCTCTGGAAGACATGCAGGGTATCGTTAAGGAGATCGCTACGTCTATGCCGACCGACTTCGAGACAGCAGGAAACGCGGTTGGAGAGGTCAACACTCGCTTCGGCCTGACAGGTGACGCTCTTCAGGATCTGTCCAAGAAATTCATTCAGTTTGCGTCAATCAATGGCACGGATGTGACCAGCTCCGTCGACCAGGCCCAGAAGGCCCTGAGCGCCTTTGGATTGAGTGCAGACAGTGCCGGAACTCTGCTCGACGCGATGAACGCCACTGGACAGGCAACGGGCGTTTCAATGGACACACTGCTGTCCGGGCTTGTCTCAAATGGGGCCGCCTTCCAGGAGATGGGCCTGACAATTGATCAGGCTGTTGTGGCGATGGGTGCGATGGAGGTCTCCGGAGCGGATTCATCGGCAGTCATGAGTGGCTTGCAGAAGGCGCTGAAAAATGCTGCTGCTGAGGGGATCCCGTTCAATGAGGCGCTTGCCAACATCCAGACGGCGATCTTGACTGACACGGATGGCATGGGTGGTCTGACCGCTGCTTACGACCTTTTCGGCAAGTCCGGCGCTCAGATCTATGCGGCAGTGCAGGCGGGTACGCTCGACTTCGCGGCGTTGGGTACCACTGCGACGGAGATGGGCGGATCAGTCACAGCAGCTTACGAGGGTATGATTGATCCTGCTGATCAGGCAACGGTTGCTATCAATGCGGCAAAGGTGGCCGGTGCTGAACTTGGCAACACACTCCAGACGGCTGCTGCGCCTATTCTGACTACAGTCACAGATCTGATTAAAGGCCTCACAGAAAAGTTTCGGTCACTCACTCCTGAGCAACAGCAGACAATCATCAAAGCAGTTGCTCTGGTGGCTGCTATCGGTCCGGTGATCTCCATCGTTGGCGGTCTTGTTTCCGGCCTCGGCACTCTGGTGGCGGCCTTTAACCCGGTTACGCTCGTGATCGGTGCGATTATCGCCGCCGGTGTTGCCCTCTGGAAGAACTGGGACACTGTCAAGGCAGCAGCACAAAAGCTCTGGTCATTTATACAGCCAATCTTTCAGAGGATTGGCAATTTCATCGGCGGCATCTGGTCGGGTTTGGTGCAGAAAACAACACAGACATGGAACAGCATCAAGCAGGCCATTCAGAATCCGCTCGAAACGGCCAAGAACTTCGTCAAGGGAGCCATCGACAAGATTAAAGGGATCTTCAATTTCTCCTGGAGCCTACCAAAATTGAAATTGCCTCATGTAAGCATCTCGGGAGGATTCTCGCTGTTTCCGCCGTCCATACCGCATTTCAGCATAGACTGGTACAAAAAGGCTTACAACGAGCCTGTTATGTTCAACCAGCCGACAGTTGTGCCGACGGCATCCGGATACAAGGGTTTTGGTGACGGAAATGGCAGCGAGGTCGTGATCGGAATGAACAAGTTGCAAGAGCTGGTCAAACAGTCATCAGGAGACAGCTACAATGTGAGCTTCAACATCACTCAGCTGCCGAATGAGGACGGAGAAGCTCTTGCAAGGCGAGTCGATGCAGAGTTTACACGCTGGTTCAGGCAAAAGGAGGTGACTGGTTTTGCGTAAATCGTTAACATTTGCCGGGAAATCCTCTTTTGAGTTTGGGGTGTACATCTCCGGATCCGGGACATACGGAGCGCCGCAGAGGGCTTATGAGCTGCTCACGGTGCCGGGCCGATCCGGCAGTCTGATTGCGGATAATAAGAGACTTGAGGACATCACGGTCACCTATCCGGCGTTCATCCAGGACAACCTTAGCGCAAACATCGATGGCCTTCGGAACTACCTGCTCAGCAAGATTGGCTGGCAGAGATTGACGGACGATTATCATTCGGACGAATACCGCATGGCCTTATACCAGGGCGCTTTTACGCCGACGGTGACCAGGAGACTGGATGCGGCAAGCTTCAATCTGTCTTTCCTTTGCAAGCCCCAGAGGTACCTTGTGTCCGGTGAGACAGCGATCTCTTGTGCCTCAGGAATGCACACAATCACCAACCCGACGCTATACAGCGCAAAGCCGCTGATCAGAGTACAGCAGGCATCCGGAGCAGTAAAGGTCAGCATTGGCTCCACTGAAATCACTGTTGCTTATGATGAGTCTACATCCTATCCGATCACAATCGACTGCGACAGCATGCAGGTCTATGATGATGACGGTCAGGGAGTTGGGAGCCTGGTCACCATGACGTCGCTTGACTTCCCGGAGCTGGCTCCTGGGGAGAACGCGATCGCAGTGCTGGGCGGTACGGTCGAGATCACACCGAGGTGGTATAAATTATGATTCCTATACTTTATGAGTCAACTGAGACAGCATTCCAGAGCGAAGGCCTCTGCCGACTGACAGACGTCACTCGGTGCATTGTGACGGAGGAGCTCAACGGGATTTATACGATCGAGTTTGACTACCCGACATCCGGAGCGAACTTTGACCAGATTACCGAAGGCCGGATCGTCGCCTGCATCCACGATGACAAAAAGGATGTGCAGCCCTTTGACATCATCGGCAGATCGGCACCGATTGAGGGCGTGGTGACCTTTTACGGCCAGCACATCAGCTATAGGCTGTCGCAGATCGTGGTCAGGCCATACACGGCCACCAGCTGCACGCAGGCGCTTGATAGGCTGGTCACTGAGGCCCTGGTTACCAACCCGTTCAGTTTTTACACGGACAAATCGGTCACGGCTGACTTCGCGGTCACTGTTCCGAGCAGCGTGAGGTCGTTGCTTGGTGGATCGTCCGGCTCGATCCTCGATACATACGGCAAGGGCGAGTATGAGTTCAACAAGTGGACGGTCCGGTTTTTGACAAACAGGGGCGTGGATAACGGCGTCGAGATCCGGTACGGTAAAAACCTGCTCGACCTGACCTACAAGACGGACATCTCTGAGGACTACGACGCCGTTGCTCCTTTCTGGCAGGCGACAGACGGCAACTCAACCGTCACTCTGCCGGAGGGTAAGATTGTCCGTACAGGGCACCCTGTCGGGGGAAGAGTGCGGTGCATCCCGCTCGATCTGTCCTCGGCATTTGAGGAACAACCAACGGTCGCAGAGCTCCGGGCTCTTGCGACGGCGAGGCTCAACAACTCTGATGCCTGGGTGATGGAGGAGAACATCACGCTTGACTTCATTCAGCTCTGGCAGACAGAGGACTACAAGGATTACGCAGCGCTTGAACGCGTTTCCCTGGGAGACAAGGTCAGTGTGATCCATCCGGTGCTCGGCGTATCGGCTAACCGGATCGAGGTTATCCGGGTGTCCTACGATGTGCTGGCAGAGCGGTACGCCAGCATGGAGCTCGGCAAGAAGCAGTCGACCTTTGCCGAGAAGATCCTCGAGCGCACGGTCGACGAGGTCATGCAGGTCGTGCCGGACAGGGATGCCATGGCGGCGGCTATCGAGTACGCCACCAGCGCGATCACCGGCAACAAGGGCGGCAACATCGTGATCAAGCGAGATGCCAACGGCAAGCCGATCGAGCTGCTTATCATGGATACCGAGGACACTGCGACGGCGGTCAATGTGTGGCGCTGGAACCTGTCAGGCCTCGGCCACAGCTCCACCGGTTACAATGGCCCGTTCAACGATGTGGCCATCACGGCAGACGGCAAGATCAATGCCAGCATGATCACGGTCGGCGTGCTCAACGCGATCCGGATCGTCAACGGCAACAACTTCATTGTCGAGAGCGATGGAACGGTCACGGCCAGGGCGATCAACATCACCGGCGGCTCGGTCAGGATCACGACAACCGCAGAGAATTACGACGTCATTGAGCTGTCGTATGCGTTTACTGACGGAAGCGGGACGGTCATTAAGAGCAGATACTCTCCTCTGGGCATCAACCTTGAAAATTCTGGCACGGGGATTTCTTACGCCTCGCAGGCAGGCGGACAATCTTATTATCTGAATAACGCTATACGCATGTCATTAACGCCGTATGCCCTCGCGTTGTTTGACGGAAACAGTACAAATATTCGGGCGTTACTTAGCTCAACTGAAAGCTCCTTGAGAGACAGCGCCGGTACGATCCGGGCCCGCCAAACAGTAGACTCACACGTCATACAAGACGCCGATGGGGTCGCAAGAGCCACCAGGACGGGCACGCAAACGCTGTTTAAGAACGCTTCGGGTGTAAGCCGCGGATACTACGGCATCGACTCACTCATCTATTATGATGCAAATGGCAAACAGCGAGTCTCACTCGGCAACACCAACTTTACCCTTAAGGATACTGCTGAAACAAACCGGTTTATGATCCAGGCCGCGCTGATCCAGATGTGGAACGCTTCAGGCCAGGAGCGCATGAGGCTCAGTTCTTATGATCGCAAGTTTACGGATGACAGCGGAAATCAACGCGTTTACGAAACGATTGGCACTTACAAGATGCTCGACTCCACAGGGACCGAGAGGATTCTGGTGACGGAGGACGGAGGAGTAAAAGTCAAAAACTCATCTGGCCAGGTGGTCTCTGAGTGCGGTGTAAACGGCCTGAACATCTGTAACACGGGAATGGGCCTGCTGATTGACGGTGCCGGATATGCCAACGGAACGTGGAGCTTTAAGACATTTACCGCGAAAGACGGAAATGATTATAACGTGCCGTGCTGGCATGCTTAAGGAGGTGCGCCGATGGATGAAGCAAACATCATGTCAAGGATTGCCATGCTTGAAACTCAGGTCAAGGCCCTGGATGTCAGAATAGGCAAGATCGACACGTTGCTCGAAAAAGTCACAGAGGTGTGTGTGAAGTTGGATGCGCTGATAAAGTCGCAGGAAGACCTAACATCACGCCTCACGGCCTTAGAAAAGGAGCCTGTTGACAGATGGCAACTTGTAACCCGGACGGTCATCACAGCGGTCGTGACAGCTGCCCTGACATATCTTGGCAGTCGTCTTCTTGGAAAGTAGGTGAGCGTATGAATCTTGAAATCATTCCTGTGGCGTCGATCACGGTTGTCTGCTACCTGATCGGAGCCCTTGTGAAAGCAAATGAGACCTGGAATGACAAATGGATCCCAGTTATCGTGGGGATCTTCGGGGCTGGCCTTGGCCTTGCAGCATGGCTGACCATCCCGTCCTTCCCGGCGGATACCTGGCTGACAGCTTTGGAGATCGGAATCGCTTCCGGGCTGGCCTCGACCGGCGTCAACCAGATCTATAAGCAGCTGACAAAGGAGGCATGACATGGCAACATCGAAAACAGTAGTGGCATCATTTCCGAATGGCCACCGCACGGTTGCCCGGATGCTCTACCAGTATGACTATGGTCAGACGATCCTGTTTGACGGGCTCGATCTGCCGATGGCTTATGAGGTGCATTTTGCCAACAGCGAGTTTAAGGGCGAGACCAAGACAAGCATCGGAGGGGCAGATGGTGCGATCATACCTGATGAGTACCTGGAGACCGGCGAACCGATTTATGCGTGGATCTACCTGCATGAGGGTGAGACCGATGGAGAGACCCGGTATGTGGTCGAGATCCCGGTCAGACGGAGACCGGAGCCGACCAACGAGGAGCCAACGCCTGTACAGCAGGACACGATCACACAGGCGATCGCCGCATTGCAGGCCGCTGTCGAGCAGACCGGCGCTGATGTAGAGGCTGCCGGCCAGAGTGCCGAGGATGCCGCCGCAAGTGCTGAGGCTGCTGCTGACAGCGCAGAGACTGCCAACCAGCACGCAGCAGATGCCGCCACCAGCGCAAACGCTGCCTCTGGAAGTGCTCAGTATACTGGAGAGCAGGCAGCCATTGCGGAGACCAAGGCGCAGGATGCGGCAAGATATGCCGGCGAAGCGGCTCAGAGTGCGGAGGATGCAGATGCCTCTGCCGATCGGGCAGAGCAGGCAGCAGCTGAGGCTGGCTGGATGGCGTTTGAGGTTGTGGGCGGCGAGCTCTGGATGGAGCGCACCAGAAACGTAACTGTAGATTTCTCGCTGAGCGACGGCGAGCTCATCATGGAGGCGGCGTAAGACATGGCAATTGACACGGTAAGGAAAAACTTAGGCCCGGTCAGCGCATACGCTTATGCAAAGACCAAGGGATACACGGGGACAGAGGAAGAGTTTGCCGAACTGATGGCAAGCTATGCGAACGTGGCAGAGCAGGCCGGTGACAGCGCGGAGGCGGCTGCTGCATCAGCTGCGCTTGCAGATCAGCACGCAACGACAGCGGCCAACGCGGCAGTTCAGGCACGCACCGAGGCGGGAACGGCTGCGACTCAGGCCGGAATTGCTGCCAACCAGGCGACCTCTGCCGCAAGCTCTGCACAGGCAGCGGCTACAGAGGCAGACAGAGCTGCTGCCAAGGCAGGGGAAGCCGCTCAGAGTGCCTCCGATTTGGCAGATGCGGTTGCGGCAGCCAATACAGCCAAGACAGCAGCGCAAACGGCCCAGGGGCTTGCAGAGGATGCAAAGACGGCGGCGGAAACGGCTCGGACCGGAGCCCAGACCGCCAAGACCGGAGCGGAGACTGCACAGGCGGCGGCTGAGGCGGCGCAGGCGGCGGCCGAGGCTGTGGAAGAATCCATCCCGGAAGATTACAGCCAACTGTCAGCCGACGTTACTGACTTAAAGAGCGCTTTAACTATCGTTGATAACCATTCTGCAAAAAAGACGGAAAGAACGCCTACAACAACTGCAAGTGGTTACAGATTAAACGAGTCTGACGGCCTTTGCCATACTGACGCAGGTTACAAGTTGGTCAAATACCAAGTAACAGTTGGTGAAATTATAAGCGTTGTCGCAGATGATAGATTTCAATTTCAGACCGTTGCAAGTGTTCCGGCATCTGAAACAAGTAATAGAATTGGCAAAACGTATGGAGCGGGCCAATATGTTTTAGAAGTTCCTGCGACAGCAACGTATTTGATTATTTCAACTCCAACAACAAGCAATGCTCATATTTATACTGAAACATCTGCAATTGAATATATTGATAGCAACGTTGGTGAAATCACCAATAAAATGAAATCAACGGCAGATGAATTAAGTAATTATCAGGTTCCAATATTGATAAACCTTGTTCCAAATCAGGTTCTTCAGCCAAGCGATGGATCAATAGAAACGAACAGCAGTTACACAAGAACGGATTATATTGATTGTGAAGGTTTGGAAAAGGTTCGGATATATGCTCCTGTTGCAACTAACTTTGCGGGTTTTTTCAATGCGGCAAAAACAGCTTTCACGAGCGTTTATATTGGCGCAGGAACGAATGAATACAATGTTCCTTCAGACAGAAAATACTTGGTTATTTCGGCAGGAAATCAAAATATGCCGAATTTCAAGGTTTGGGGACAGCAGTATTACAATCTGAAAAACCTGCAAGAAGAAGTATCGAATATTAAAAATGAAATCATTGCCGATATAGACGAACACGTATTTATAAATTCTGAAAACATTTTTTCATACACAGACAAAAGCGTTCTGACAACATCAAGTGGATGGAGATTGAACCGTGACACAGGGTTGAGTTCATATAATGCAAGTTACAAACTTGTGAAATATAAAGTCAATCCCGGTGATGTTTACAGAATAACATCTGATGACAGTTTTCAGTTTCAAAATAGCGACGGCGTTCCTTCAAACGGTACAAGCAACAGGATTGGAAAAACGTATGGCAATGGCGAATATCTTGTCGAAGCACCGACAGGCGCAACTCATTTGATTGCTTCAACCCTTGTGACTGGAAGCACGTTGGTTGTAAAAACAGCAACACAAATCATTGAAGCAAGCGGGTTGTCGAAGACAGGCGTAACCATTTCAGACACAACAGCATCGCTTTACAAAAATGAGGTTGTGAATAAATGGGAATTTACAAGATTTGATTATTCACCGTCAACAGGTGCATGGAAATCAACACCAATTGCATCAAATATACAACTTGAAACAAATACGGATTATATAATTTATTGCGGTTCATATCATGTTCCAAATGACGGTGTAGCTATTGAGGTACGTGTTCTCGATGAAAACGATACAATCAAAATAAGGGCGCAAATTACACCGGGGAAGCATTATGCGAAGTTTAATACAGGAGCATACACGAAAACAAACATCATGCTGTATGTTTCAACGTCATCCGCACCAGCGGACACGGGTGTCGCATATGCTTCAAATGTTATACTTTTCAAAGGAACAGAATTGTATCTTGAAGCAGAACAAGGCACATTATCTGTCCCGAATTATGATATGACAATGCTTTCGACAAAGGAAGCAACAATCAGAAGCAATGATGAAAACTGCGCTATAAATGGGGATAGTTTTATATTCTTTACTGACTACCATCATTGGACAAACGATGGATCAGGCGTATATAACGCAGAAACAACTCCTGCTTTAATAAAACACATTCTTGAAAATACAGGTGTTGACTTTATTGTAAACAATGGGGACTTGCCGCATATTGGTGATACATTGGAACAGTTTAAGAGCCGTGTTCTATTTGCAAGGAATCAGTTTGACCAATTCAACGGAAGGATGTTCCATAATATTGGGAATCATGAATGGTATGCGCTTGAATCGGGTGGGGATGAATCTACCTGCATGATTACCGGAGCGGAAATCTTTGGGCTGCTTTTGGCACCGATTCAAAGGCAGTTTGATGGATACGACGGAGATTTGTCATATTACATTGACAATAAAGCACAGAAAGTACGCTATTTCTTTATGGGATGCGATATTTACTGCCAAGCAACAAATAGCGAACAGATTCCATGGTTTATGCGGCAAATTGGTGAAGTTCCGGCAGGATGGAGAATTGTTGTTTTTGCTCACAGAATGTGGGACGGAACGCATACAATGCTGAATGATGATTGGCAACCAATAGCGGATGCTATGGATGCTCTGAAAGCACGTTCTTCTGCATTTGTTTATGATGGAGTTACATATAATTATTCTCAAAGCGAAGCTGTTCCCGTTGCTTTCTTCTCCGGTCATTCGCACCAAGATGGAAGCCTAACAACAACGGGAGGAATTCCTGTAATTTTCACGACAACAGATGCTTATAGACTTGAAGAAGGCGGTTTAACAAGGACACAAGGGACAGATACAGAACAAGCATTTGATGTTGTTCAGATGGATTTCACAAGTAGAAAAATCTATCTGACAAGGATCGGAGCAGGATCAAACAGAGAGTTCAGTTATTGATTAAGGCGACTGAGTTTATTCAGTTTATTTAGTTTACTGAGTTTATGATTTAAAGGACGCTTTAAGTCGGTAACTGGCAGGGGCAGAAATGTCTCTGCCTGATCACAAAGAAGGGAGGCATGACATGGCTAAAAGAACATGGGACGAGGCTGTCAAGACAGCGCTCCGGGCTTACACTCAAAGCGTGTACTTCGGCAACTTTGTCTATCTCTACGGAGCGAAGGGCGTGAGGCTGGACAGCCGGGCCCGGATCGAGGAGTTCTTCAGGATGGAGCCGGGATACTTTGCCCGGTACGGAGCTGAGGAGAGGGAGCAGATCATCCGCAACAGCCTCGGCAAGATCGCTTATGACTGCTCCGGCTTCGTGGGCTGGCTCTGCACGGGTGACATGCAGTACAGCACCGGGCAGATCAACAACGCCGACCATGTGACCAGTGATCTGGCCTCTGGCCCGGCTGGCTCGATCCTGTACACGACATATCACGGAGCAGGCCGGCACATCGGTCTGGACATCGGGTACGGCTATTGCTGCGACATGGCCTGCGAGTCAACTGATGCAAACATCAAGGCGCACAAGGCCGGAGTCAGGCTGTACAAGATCAGCGATGGCATCTGCCAGTGGGAGCTGTCCGGGCAGAGCCGGGTGCTTGACTACACCGGGGCGGACGCCCGATGATATATCCTCCTCTTTCAGACCTTCGGGAGCAATCCCGGGGGTCTTTTTTTGCTGTGTGGTAGTAACCGGCATAATCCGTCTGGGTCTTGCGGCTTACTACTACACATGACCTACAAGAAAAAGACCCTTATGGCCTTCCCGTCAAGTTCTATGCGGTCGATGATAGACCGCCAAAACAGCCGTTTCTCCGGCTTTTCCAGTGCGGCGTAGAGATTTATACCTTTTCCCGCATCAAATCGGTCTACGTGGCTTGTATGAGCTTCTACGGGCATCTGGATGGCGTCAAGCTCCTGCTGGTATCGTTCCCGGTCCGCCTTGTACTCCTCCAGCGAGATCAGATCATTGACATACAGCTCTTTCAATCTGGCGATCTTCTTCTCGAGGGTCGCCTTTTTCTTTGCCATGTCCTTGACCGGGGCGGCCTCTGCCTCTGCTCTGATCCTTGCATCGCTGATCAGCCCGGCGAGATTGTCGATCAGGTAGGACTCAAGGCGGTTTTCCCCTACTGTCCCGGTATAAGGGCAGGAACGGTTTACACGGTAGTGGTGTTGGCATCTGTAACGGATCACTGGCTTGCCTCGCTTGGCGCATGTCATCGCCGATAAAGTAGTGCCACACTCCGGGCATCTGATTAGCCCGGTAAAAAGGTACTCGTGCCGGACTTTGCCCTTTATGTTTATGGCGAGCTGTCTCTGGACACGGTCAAAGACCTCCCGGGAGACGATCGGCTCGCAGAAGTGGTCATTATCCCGGTACTGCCCGATATAGATTGTTCTTCGGAAAAGCTGTTTCCATCCCTCGACCGTCTGCGGAAATCCTGCCGGGGCTTGTCTGGCAATCCGTGATAGATTGCCCTCGCACGCATACTGCTCAAAGCAGGCCTTGATGATTGGAGCTGTTTCGGGGTCATGCACAAGCCGCTTTCCCTGTATCATAAATCCCGGCGATGTGTTGCCGGAATTAACCTGTCCTTGTGATACTTTGTAAGCCAGGACTTGTCGCACTCTCTGCCCGGTCTGTTCGCTTTCGAACTGCGCAAAACTCATCATTGCATTGACGATCAGCCGCCCTTGTGGGGTCGTGGTGTCATAGCTCTCCCAGATGGCCTGCCAGCCGACTCCGGCCTTGTCGAGCTGTTCCATCATGTTGAGGTAGTGCCTGATTGATCTGTACAGCCTGTCAAGCTTGGTGACGAGGATCAGGTCAACCTTCCCGGCCTGTACATCGTCAAGCATCCGGCAGAGCTCGTCCCGGTCTGATCTGGTGCCGGATATACCGTCATCCAGATACTCCCCGGCGAGGATCATGTCGTCATGGGTGTTGATATACTTGAGTAGTGCGTCACGCTGGGCCGGGATGCTGTCGCCCTCCTGAGCCTGCTTGTCGGTGCTCACTCTCATGTAGATTGCGACTCTTTTCAATTCTTCTCACCTCCCTGTTTTATCTCAGTAAGTCTATCCATGTATCCGGCAGTGATGATGCCGGCCGGAAGCGCCACGATCGCAATCCCGAAGATGCTGGAGATCATGGTCACGACTCTGCCAAAAGTAGACGTGGGATAGATGTCACCATATCCGACAGTTGTCAGTGACACAGTGGCCCAGTAGATCGCATCGAAAAAAGTCTCGAAGCTGTCCGGCTCCACATTATAAATAATCAGAGCCGATGCCAGGATATAGGCTGTTGCCAGGGATCCGACAGCGGCCAGAGAGCTGCCGGAGCTCCGGAGCACATCTGCAATGATCTGGAGCGACTTGCTGTACCGAACTGCTTTGAAGATCCTGAGCACACGCAGGGCCCGGATCATCCTGAGGATCCTTAAGACCTTGAAACCCTTGTTGAGCACAGTCAGAGAGGGCAGGATTGAGGCCAGGTCAATGATTGCCATGAAGCTGAATGGATGCCGGAAGAAAGCCCGGACACTTCCGGGGCTGCCAGCCTTGTAGTCTGCCGTAATCCAGCGCAGCGCATAGTCCAGGATAAAGGCACAGGCTGCGACCTTGTCAACAACACTGAAAAGGGCAGTATCTTCTTTGAAGGCCAGTGGTACCAGGCTTGCTATGATCATGGCAATCATGAGATAATCGTAGATCGTGCTCGCAAGACTCCTGCCATCGGATGCCTCAATCACATCGTAAATTCTTTTTCTCATCCTGCAAAATCCTCATGGGTATCGGCCTCGATGCTCTGCACATCGCTCTTGTCAAAATCTCCTTGGGAAACATGCTCAAGGGCATGCTGATAAGATTTCATCTGCATCTCTCTCGTGTCGCCTGCCCGGAGGTAAACTGTATAGCCTCCGGGACAAGGTACCACCATTTCATGAATGTTCGTGGGTAAGTCTACCAAGTAAGTAAAAACATCGCTCATTCTTTGTTTGTCTCCTTGAATCGTTTAAGCATTTCTGCTGCAAGTATAATGTTCTCTGGCTTGACATCCCTGGCCGCATCAAACAAGATTCTCAGCTCTGGATTGTCAAAAACTTCTTGAGCAATTTTAGCGGTCTCCGGGTCCAAATAGTATTGTTTCTTTTCGGGTTCTTCTGGCCAGCCCAGCAGGAAAGCAGGAGAAACACCGAGAGCCGCTGCGACTTTTGCGATCTTATCGCGCCGCATGTTTTGGATCGTCCCATTTTCCCATTTTCTCACCGTGCTCTTTCCAACGCCGACCTTATCGCCGAGTTCCTCAAGTGTCATCCCTTGCTTTTCTCTAAGTTCCTTGATCAGATTTCCTAAATTTTCACTCATGGCAAACACTCCCTTCTTTGATTTATAGTATATCTGCTTTGTGTCTTTTTTGCAACAATAATTTCGCACGATGAGAAAAAAGTTTCGTAAATGACACAAAAACAGTTGACAAGAATGTAAGTTTGGTGCTATAACAAAAGTGTCCGAAAAGACACCGGACAGAGAGGAGGTAGCCAGTGGACAAAAATAAACTTGAGTATGAGATCAAGAAGAATGGCATGAATATCGCTGAGTTTTGCGATAAAATCGGCATCAGCCGGTCTGCATTTTATCGCAAGTGTATCGGAGAGACAGAATTTACGCTCTCCGAGATCAACACCATCATTGACGTGCTTGGTCTTGATTCCCCAGTGGGTATTTTTTTTGCCGACAGCGTGTCCTAAAAGACACTTACAACCATGAAGACAAAGAATGCGATGAACATTACACTAATCAACCCGGACAAGGACAAGATCGTGCAGGCCCTTGCAGAGGTCTGGAGGATACACCTGGAAGCAGAGACAGGCAGACGGATCCGGGTGACAATCGAAAAGGAGAAACAAGATGCTGAACGAACAGGCGAACAAACTGCTTGAGGAGATCCGGAGGGCGCTGGTGATCGAGCGCGACATGCACAGGATCCACGACGACCTGACGCCGGAGTCGGCATTGTACCGTTCCGGTTTTCAGGCAGCCATTCAGAACGTGATGGCAGACGTGGAGCTGGTCACAGACATGATCCGCAAGCAGGCAGCACGCGAGAGGAAGGAGGCAATGTGTGAATAAAGCGGAGAAGGCCAATGTCGCCCGGTGGTACAAGAAGGCCAAGAAGATCGTTACGCGGAGCAAGACGGACAACCAGGTCAGGGAAGCAGCCGACCTGATTGTTGACATCGTCGATACCTGTGACCAGTACCACTGGTCCGATGATTTTGAGAAATGACATGCGCCAAGTGCGCACACCGGCGTTACTGCCTGGAATTTGATTTGAGAGGAGCGTGTGCTGAATATGTTCGCGGTAAAAGTAGCTCAAAATTTGCTGATTACAATAGGGCTTGTGCTGATCTTTGTAGGCGCGAGCGCAGCCGTTCCGGGGCAGGAGCTGCTGGTGGCAATGCTGTTGGCGGCAGGAGTCGGAGCGTTTGGCCTGGCCGGACTGATTGACTGGTTTGCAGACAGATATGCCGCCTGAAAATAAGAGAGGAGAATAAAGACATGATGGATCTGGTAGGAAAGAAACTAATTGATGGAGATTATCACAGCGTAGAAGAGGATTTTTACGTTGACAAGGAACTTATGGTCATGATCACGCTGCACGAGTACCGCGATCTTGTCAGGGCAACAGCTGATGAGGAGATTAAGACCATAAGCTCCCAGCGTTATGAAGCCATTACAAAAACCAAAGAACTTGAGGCGCAGCTGCTGAATCTGAAGCTGGAACTCAGCGAGAAGGAAAAGCAGGTCAGCATGTTGCAGACCATGCTCGAGCAGCAGGGCTCTGATCTGCCCTGGGATAATCCGGCATACGACGCTGATCCGGACGACCTGACGCCGGCAGGAGAAGTGGAGGGAGCAGACGAATGAGACTTTTTGACATTGACAAGATCCTCGAAAACCTGCTGGAAATGGGCGACGACTGGGTGGATAGCGAAACTGGCGAGATCCTCTCATACCACGAGATCGAGCTGCTTGAGATGGAGCGCTCGGCCAAGATCGAGGGCTGGGGCTGCTGGATCAAGAACCAGATGAGCGATGCAGCGGCCCTGAAAGCCGAGATCGAGAACATGCAGGCCAGGCTGAAGGCCCTCAACACCAAGATCGAGAGCAGCACCCGGAGATACCAGGAGTATCTGAATGGCGAAAAGGTCAGCACTCCGAAGCTGGCCGTCACCTATCGCAAGGCCGAGGCCGTTGAGGTGGATGTCCCGGTCGACGAACTGCCGGCCCAGTACCAGAGGATCAAGACAGCTGTGGAGCCGGACAAGACTGCCCTTAAGGCAGCACTCAAGGCCGGCGAGGAGATTGCTGGCTGCCACCTGGTGACCAGGCAAAGCATGAGCATCAAGTGAGGAGGTGAGCCATGGCTAAAGTTATCGGAATCATGGGCGAGTCCGGGTCCGGCAAGACCACGGCCATGAGAAACCTGCCGCCGGGCGAGACCTTTTACCTCGACTGCGACAAGAAAGGCCTTGCCTGGAAAAGCTGGCGTGCCCAGTACAACGAGGAGAGCCGGAACTACTGGAGCTCCGACAGCTTCGGAGTGGTCTCTGGTCTCCTCCGGAAGATCAACGACGAAGAGCAGTTTAAGCGCATCAAGTATGTCGTGATCGACACGCTCAACGGGCTCATGGTGGCCGAGGAGATGAGGATCCTTGCCATGCAGTCTGGCGATAAGCGCTCTGCATGGAGTGATCTGGCCCAGAACGGATGGGCCATCATCAACCAGGCATTGGATATGAGGCCGGAGCTGACGGTGATCATCCTCTGCCACAGCGAAACGATCTCTGACGACAACGGCCTGATCCGGACAAGGATCAAGACCAATGGCCGGAAGTTGGAGAAGCTTGTCCTGGAGTCCAAAATGACAACAGTGCTGTGGGCAGTCCGGCAGGATGGCAAGTACAAGTTTATCCTGTCGGCGGACGGATCCACGTGCAAAGTGCCGCTCGGAGCATTTGAGACGGATGAGTGCGACAACGACATCATGATCGTGCTCCGGGCATTGGAGGAGTATTGATGGGCTACGCTTATCTTCCGGACGGGTCCCGGATTGATTACAAGGAATACCTTAAGCATCCTCGCTGGGAGAAGGTCAGAGAGGCCAGGCTGGAGTTTGACAGCTATCAGTGCGTGGTGTGCCATCGGGATATGCGCGGCGAGCCATACGAGACACACCACCTCTCTTACCAGCTGCTCGGCAGGGAACGCCTCAGGGACGTGGTCACGATGTGCCCGAGCTGCCACAAGGCATTCCATCAGAACTGGCAGCGGCTGGAGTTCTGGCGCGGAAAAGAGAGCGGGCACTGGCAGGTCTATGACCTTGACCATACTGCCCGAATCTGCTCGCGGTACTGGCGTGAGGACCGCCTGGTTGCTCGTGATCCGGATGGGATCAATTTGTGCAGCGTAGATGTTGCTTCGCAGGTGATCGACGATTATTGCCGGGCGGAGGGACTTACGACCTGCCCGATCATAGATCCGCACGACATCACGCTCTTTGCCAGGAATAAGCGTTACGAGCTCTATTTCGAGGCAGAGGACAGAGGGCTGACTGTGGAACAGTTCCTCGATGAGTTTTATGGTCCCAAGGTCAGGGGCCAGAATCCTCTCCGGCAGGAGGCAGGCCGCAAGGGCGGACCGTTTGATCACACTCCTGAGAGTTTCCACCGGCATTACAACGAGAACAAAAACATCAATCAACTTATGGAGGAGGTAAAGAGAATTGAAAGCAACAATTAAGGCCAGCATGAGGGCCCTGCTCTTGCACTACTTCGCGGAGTTCGCGAACGACCCGGAAAACAAGGACGCTGAGGTCCAGGCCGGATATGCAGATAGCTTTACAGACTACATGGAACGCTACCTGAGAGCATACAACGATTTTAAGGAGGATTGAGACATGCAGAAGCCAAGTGGATACGATGAGGCATCATCACAGATCGGGTTCATCCCGGTTGCTTTGGGCGGTCATACTGCTCAGATCAAGCAAGTGACGGAGACGACATCAAGCACAGGAAAGCCGATGGTGGTCGTGCTCTTTGACTTTGTCGCGCCGGATCAGCAGGCCGGTTATTTTACCAATCAGTTCAGATCGGACTCCAAAGAGGATAAGAAATGGCCTTTCTCTGGGACGAGATACATCATGGTCGAAGACTTTGCCGACAGCAGCAAGACCAGCCGGAACTTCAAGAACTTCATCACTGCTGTGGAGGAGTCAAACGGCTATGAAGTGAAGTGGGGCGGTGCAAACTGGGCCGTGCAGTTCAAGGGTAAGAAGATTGGCGTGGTGTACGGCGAGGAGGAGCATGAGTACGATGGCAAGACATCCATGCGCCCGGTGGTCAAGTATTTCTGCGATGCCAGGAAGGCCAAGGAGGAGAGAGTCCCTGCTCCGAAGTACCTGAAGAAGAAAGCGGCCTCAAGTACCGCCACGGTACCGCAGGACAATGATTTCATGAACATCCCGGATGGTGTAGACGACGAGATCCCGTTCTAAGGAGGAGCCATGCAAGGAGGTTGGATAAAGCTCCACCGCAAAATAATGGACAACTGGATTTATGACTTTAAGAATCCAGCATTGTTTATGGACTGGCTTGATCTCCTGCTGATGGCAAACCATGAGCCCCGAAAAATCAACATAAAGGGTCAGATCGTGACCGTCGGCACCGGACAGCTCTGGACATCAATCCGGAAGCTGTCCGATCGCTGGAGGGTCAAAAAGGACACCACCCTGCGCAGGCTGAAAATGCTGCAATCAGATGGCATGATTTACGTGGATTCGCATCCAGGTATGGGGACACTCGTAACCGTCTGCAATTACGGCATTTATCAAGGTTTTTCTGGCACTGATACAGACACTGACGGGGACACTGATGGGGACACTGACGGGGACACTGATGGGGACACTGACGGGGACAAGTCACAGACACTGACGGGGACACTGACGGGACCCAAACAAGAATATAAGAATTATAAGAAGGGCATAAGAAAGAAAGAAAAGGACGGGCTGGCGCCCGACGATCCGGACTACTTTGAGGAGGTGTAGGCATGAGATGGCAGGAATACGTCAATGCAGACGAGGTCCGGAAGGCCATCAGATGTCTGCAACCTCCGGGCGAGGTATTTGAGGTCAGGGCGATCGGTACAGCCAAGAAGGACATTCTCAGCGGCTACTTCAAGGACGCAGAGACACTGCTCCGGGCTTTTGACACGATTGACATGAGACAGCGCAACATCTATGTCACTCTCGGCAAGGTCAAGAGCGAGTGCTTTGCCAGGGCGCAGAGTGAGCGCTTCCTTAAGTCACCGCAGACAAGCAGTGACGGAGACATTGCCGGATATCGTTGGCTCTTTGTCGATCTGGATCCCGTCAGGGCTGCCGGCATATCCTCCAGCAATGAGGAACTGGCAGAGGCTGAACAGCTGGCCCGAAAGGTTTATGCCTATCTTAAGGATCTGGGATTTACCGAGCCGGTCAAAGCTTTGAGCGGTAACGGCTGCCATCTGCTCTACCGGATCCAGATCGCCAACAACGAAGAAGGCAGAGGACTGGTGGAGCGATGCCTGAAGTCGCTTGCCACGACGTTCGACACCAGCAGGGTCAAGATTGACACGACAAACTACAATCCGAGCCGCATCTGCAAACTGCATGGAACGCTGGCCCAGAAGGGCACCTCGACAGCAGACCGGCCTCACAGGATGAGCAGAATCTTCTCCGTTCCGGAGGTGATCAGGCCGACTGAAAAGGTCTTTCTGGAGAAGCTGGCCGGCGAGATGCCTGAGCCTGAGCGGAGTGGCGTCGCAAATCGCTACTCCATCCCAGAGCAGGAGTTTGACCTGCTTGACTTCATGAGCCGGCACGGGTTGACTTATGAGGAGGACTCCAATGACAGGGCGAAGATCTACAAGCTGGATGCCTGCCCTTTTGATGCGAGCCACAAGGATGGAGACGCGAAGATCTTTCAGTACGCCGACGGAGCAATTTCTTTTAAGTGCCACCACAACAGCTGCCGATCCTACAAATGGCAGGATGTGCGCCTGAAATTCGAGCCGGATGCGTATGACCACGGCCAGGATCCGCGTGACAGTGCCAGGATAGATGAGGGCTGGAAGCAGCACAACCGCGACAAGACTCCCGATGAAGTGCCTTATGAGGAGCTTCCGGATACTGCTGAGATGTTCCGAACGGCTGCCGAGATCTACAATGATCCGGAGCCGGAATATGAGTATATCAGGTCCGGGATCACCGAGATCGACGATAAGCTTCACGGCCTGCAAAAGTCTGGGCTATCTGTCATTTCCGGGAACCGGGGATCGGGCAAGTCGACCCTGCTCGGACAGCTCATCATCCAGGCAATCAGTGACGGACACAATGTCGTCTGCTATTCCGGGGAACTGAACAACAAGAAATATTTGTCTTGGCTGATCAGGCAGGCAGCCGGTCGCAGCCACGTGGAGCTGACCGCCAGAGGATCTTATGTGCCGGATGCCACGGCCAGGAAGATCGTCGACTGGATGGGTGAACACTTCCGGCTATATAACAACAAGTGCGGCAACAGCTTTGTCAAGATTGAGAAGCAGCTCCGGAGCAGGTTGAAGGAATATAAAGCAGATCTTTGCATCATCGACAACCTCATGGCGCTGGATCTGTCCACCTACGACCGGGATAAGTATGACGCACAAACAAAATTTGTATGGGCGCTCAAAAACCTGGCTGAACTTAGCAACAGCCACATAATCTTTGTAGCGCATCCGAAAAAGGCCGACGGGTTCCTGAGGCTCAACGACATTTCCGGGACCGGGAACATCGGGAACATAGTAGACAATGCTTTCCTGATCCATCGGAACAATCGGGACTTCAAGACCGGATACAAAGATCTTTTCGGAAGGGAACCACACAGGGATGGCATTGTCGATGAAGTGACCAACATCATCGAGATCGCCAAGGACAGGGAATACGGACACCAGGACGAGTTTGTTTCTCTATTTTTTGAGGAGACAACAAAACGACTCCGGAACGCTCCGGACGAAAACACACATTACGGATGGGAGCCGGATGAGCAGGACTTCGAGCCTGCCGATGATCTGGAGAATATACCGTTTTAGGAGGACCACATGACCGAGCAGGAACTGAGAAAACAGCATGCTGTCTTTCAGGTTGTCTGGCAGTATTACAAGCGCTTCGCCGGGCAGCCGATCACGGATGAGTTTTGGGATGAGCTGGTCTTTGAGGGAGATCGGATATACAAGGACCAGGGCAAGGATGAGCTGTGCATGAGACTGCTCGGCGCGATCCAGGACTACTTCGAGGCGAAGGAAGGAAGTGATCGGGGTGATCGTGGCACCTTGTAAAGACTGCCCTCAGAAGGGCTGCGGAGCATATCACTCCGAATGTGAGAAATACAAAATGTACAGGGCCGAGGTTGAACGGGAGCATCAAAGGCGTTGGGAGGAAGACTTGAAATCCCTGGCGCCGGTAGTGCCGATCTCGATCCAGAGCAAGAGGCTAAAGGAAAAGGCAAAGAGAAGGAGACGAAAAACATGATGATGGATCCAGAGGAGATCGTCCGCACGTATAAGGCGGCCAAAGATCCCAAAGAACAGGTTAAGATTCTGGCAGAACTCAATTGCACATCGACCAAAGCGATTGCAGTCCTCTTGCAGGATGCCGGATGCCAGGTCGACAAGAGGTATCTGGCCGGCAACCCTCATGAGCGGGCGCCAAAGGCTTCGGAGAATAAGCCGGAAGTGAAGGTTGAGGTTCCGGAGCACTGTGATCCGGTCGCTCCAGAGCCCGTGGATGTGGCATATAGCATGAAGGTGTACATTGCCGGACCGATTACAGGAAACGACAAGGCCAAAGAGCAGTTCCTGGCCGTGCAAAAGTGGCTCGAGGGCCTCGGCTTTATTGCGCTTAATCCGATGAAGAACACCGGACCGGAATACCGGGACTACATCAACCAGGGCTTGCGTCAATTGATGACCTGCAACATGATTTGTCTTCTTCCGGGCTGGCAAGGTTCAGACGGGGCGATGTTGGAACGCATTTATTCAGAGACTGTAGGAATGCCTGAGCTGATGATACCGGAAAAACTGTGGAGAAAGTGGAGTGGAAACAAATGAAGACGGGAAAAGATGTATATCGGAGCAGAGTATATACAGATCGCCCTGAGTATGCTGACTTTGAGCCTCCTGCAAAGTTTCAGGCAATTACTGGCATTATCATGACGAGACTTCGTCAGCATCCAAACGCTATTTGCTCATATTCAGGAGGTTCGGATAGTGACATCTTAATTGACTTGATTGAAAATGCCAGAAAAATCGTTCCATCATTACCTCCCGTCAAGTATGTGTTTTTTAACACTGGTCTCGAAATGAAAGCAACAAGAGACCATGTTAAGGCAATTTCTCAAAAATACGGTGTGAAAATCACTGAGGTAAGACCGAAGGTGAATATTGTTCATGCGACAAGACGATACGGCGTGCCGTTTGTGTCTAAGATTATGTCAAACGGTCTTGATGAATTGCAGAGAAAGAAGGTTCCGATTTCAATTGCAGCAGAATATGATGCCTCAGAAAATAAGGCATCCAAAAGAGCAGAATTGAAAGAACGATATCCGGACTGTGAAAGCCTGATTAACTTTTTGTGCTGTTGCAACTCTGAAGGAGAACCGAGGCCAAACATTCAACTTGTAATCAACTCATCGAAATACATGAGAGATTTCATAACCGAACATCCGCCGGGATTCAGAATCAGCGCTAAGTGTTGTGATTATTGCAAAAAAAATGTTGCACACGAAGTCCAGAAAGGCGCTGAAATGATAATCACTGGAGAAAGAAGAGCTGAAGGCGGAATGAGATCTGTGCCGAGGAAAGATAACACTTCCTTGTGCTTTACTGAGACTTCCAATGGGCAGTATCGACTTAGGCCTTTGTATTATGTAAACGATACAGACAAGGCATGGTACAAAGACACATATAACATTCGATACTCTGATGCATACGAGGTGTATGGCTTAACAAGAACTGGTTGTTGTGGCTGTCCAATCTCGTATAAGGCAGTTGAAGATCTGAAAAAAATTGAGAAGTACGAACCCAATATTGTGAAAGCAGCATGGAATATTTTCGGAGATAGCTACAGGTATAGGATTGAATACAACGCCTACAAGAGGAATAGAGCATTTGAAGAAAAACAAATCCCTGGTCAGTTAACTCTTGATCTGATCTAAAGGGGCGGTTGAATGAAACGGTTAATGTGAGAGAAATGGGACTTGAAATAAGACCATGCGATTTCGCAACAGCAAGGGATTTTGTCGGAATGCATCATCGGCACAATAAGCCGCCGGTGGGACATAAGTTTTCAATCGCTTGCTATGACGGAGAAAGACTCTGTGGTGTTTGCATGGTAGGGCGTCCAGTATCAAGATATTATGATGACGGTCTTACCCTTGAAGTAAACAGATGTTGTACAGATGGAACGTATAATGCCTGTTCGATGTTATATGGTGCGGCATGGAGAGCGGCAAAAGCACTTGGGTACATTCGCATGGTTACATATACGCTCCAAAGCGAACCGGGGACGAGTCTAAGGGCTTCTGGATGGATTTGTGATGGGGATGCTGGTGGATCGCATTGGACAGGGGAACGTTATCGACAAATGGATATTGCGGATGTACTACTCTCTGAAAAAAAAGTGAGATGGAGGAAAGGACGATGGCAGACCTGATTGATAGGCAAGCATTGCGTTTAATGAAAACAGAAGAATGTGCAGGGCATAGCATTGAATACGCTATGGGATGGAAGGCGTGTATTGAATGGATAAGGGCTATGCCGTCCGCACAGCCAGAGAAATGCTCAGACATCTTGGACGAACTAAAAGCTGACGATTACTACAATTACATCCACACAGGATACAGCCGTTTTTCTGAGGATGATTGGGACTACTTAATCCATAACGCAAAAGAGAAGGAGGAATTGCATGAGAGACTTGATATCAAGGCAGGCGGCGATTGATGCAGTGAAACAGGAGGGCGAATGATGCTGTGTAAAAATTGCAGGTATGGAAAATTAACAATCGAGTTTTGGTGTAAAGGCAATGTATTTAAGATTGATTGCGCTAAATACGGAATCAGCTGTGATACTACGCAGCCTAACCTTCGCCAGTGCATCGAGAACGATCCTGATGTGCTCTGGAGGGCGGCAAGAGAGAAGAGGAGCAGATACAATGGCTAAAAATTCCAATTTCCGCAATGCCGATCAGGTCTATGCTTTTCTGATGGCTCGCGGCATCAGCAAGCCGATGATCCGGCAGATCCGGGCTCTGCTGGCTGAGGATGCCCTCACCAACGGGGAGACATTGGCCTACAATCGGATCTATACGGCGGTGGCATTGACAGCCAGGCGGAGCTTGAAGTTTGGCCCGAAGCGTTTACTCAAGTTCTTGAGTGATTTCAACTCGACATGTGCAAGCGTACTTGATGAGGACAGGGAATGGTCCGATGTTATGAGGGAATTGGATGATGAGACTGGCATCATCATCAGGATGGACGAAATAACAGGGCATTGGCTCTGCGAGTACAAGCCGGATGATGGAGCGCCAGAGGTTGATCTGTACAACAAGGAGGTGTGATGGCAAAATTCGCAATTGGTTTTTTCTTCGGGGCGGTTACGATGTTGGTAGTGATCGTGATCCTGATGGAGGGAGGAGAGAGATGATTGACAAGATCAAAGTATTGCTGGATGAAAAAGCATTTATGCCGGAGAGGGCGCATGATCTGGATGCCGGGTACGATTTGAGAACACCGTACAACTTCTCGATTGCGCCGGCGGATGACATGGGCGATGGCTGGAAGGTGATCGACACCGGGGTGCACGTTGCAATCCCTGAGGGATATGTCGGATTTATCAAGAGCAAGAGCGGACTCAACATCGTCCTGGGGCTTACCTCCGACGGCACGATAGATGCAGGATACACCGGGAGTATCCGGGTCAAGCTCTACAATCATACAGGCCAGTGGGCTAAGTTTGAGAGGGGCGACAAGATCAGCCAGCTTGTGATCCTGCCGATCATCACTCCGGAGCTGGTCGAGGTCGAGGAGCTGGAGCAGACCGAGAGGGGAGACGACGGCTTCGGGAGCACAGGGAGGTGATGCCATGACGGCTAAAGAGTACCTCATGCAGTTGCCAGAGCTGCGCAGGCGGTACCATCGCCGGGCAATCGAGCTGGAGCTGCTGAGGGCAGACCTGGCGCCATTGAGGGGGATCTCTTACGATCAGGCCGGCGGGATGCTCATGCCGTCATCCGCTGCACGGTCTGAGGCCATGGTGGACAGGATCGTCGACAGGGAGGCAGAGCTGGCCGAGGAGATGCGACAGCTGAATGATGAGCGTACAAAAATTATCCGACAGATCGAGGCACTGGATGATGGGCGGTATGGCCATCTGCTTTTCCTGAGGTATGTGCAAGAGCTCAACCTGAGGGAGATCGCCGAACAGATCAACTATAGCTATGACTGGGCAAGGCAGGCTCATGGCAGGGCACTGCTGGTCTTTGCAAAAAAATATGGCCTCGACAGAAAACGTACACAGAAATACACAGACAAGAAAAATAAAAGATGATATACTGTAAACTGCCAGAAGAAGAAAATCTTTCATGGATCAATCATCTTTATTCTCCAATCCTGATGGAGCTCCAGCGCTAAGCGTTGGGGCTCTTTTCGTTGGAGGGGGTGAGTATATGGCGAGAGAGTTCGCCGCATCATTTTACAAGAGTAAGACTTGGCAGCACTGCCGGGATGAGTACGCCAAGAGCGTTGGCCATCTTTGTGAGGACTGCCTGGCAAGGGGGCTGCTGGTGCCAGGCGTGATCGTACACCACAAGATCCATCTGACACCTGAGACCATAAAGGATCCGGCCATTGCTCTGAGCTTTGACAATCTAAAGCTTGTATGCAGAGACTGTCATGCAAGAGAGCACAGGCCTGAGCGCAGATATAGCCTGGATGATCTCGGGCGCGTGACCGTATAGCCCCCATATTGCGAAAAAATAGCGATATGCCCGGAGACCGGTGGGTGGCCCCA